CGCCTGGGCCAACGCGTCAAGAAGGTGGTTGGCCCCGGTGCGGAAAAACTTGTACCGCGGACGCTGGCCCGGCTTGTGTTCCAGCCGTCGACGCTCGGCGCACACGTGACGGGCAAACCGTTCGTGGGTCCGACTCGACGCCGCGAACAGGTTGATCGCCCCGGCCGCGTCTTGGGGCAGGGTCAACCCATGCTGCGCGACAACCTTCCCGTGGTCGGCGTCCCAGTGGACCTCGAACACGCGACCACGCTGGACCCACTCCACGTACCAGTGCCCACTGGGGTCGATCTGTCGGACCTGGTTGCCCGTTTTTTTCACGGCGACGAACCGCGTCGTCCCGAGCCGTGTCTCACCCCGACCTCGCGACGCGATCACCTGTTGGTTAAGCCGCTGGGCCTTACACCGCTCGCGGACGAATTGCCAGATCGCCGTCTCCTCGTGCCCCGCGTCGATCCACACCTGGTCCGGCTGGATGATGTCACCGCCGGCCACCTGCCAACCGGCCTCGATCACCCGCCAGAATTGACGCAGCGCCGCGAGGATCGCCAGCCGTGGCGTCGCAAGGTCTGACCGGACATCGAAATCGCCATAATCCGAGACATGGAGCGTTCCGTCGGCTCGGCTCGACAACAGCACGAACCACGACTTGGTTTCGCCGATGTCGATCCCCAACGTGGTAAACAGCCGGTCGGCCGGGATCACGCCGCGCGGGATGTCCGCCATCCGAGCCCCGATCGACTTACGGTCGAGCTCGATCTCCCCATCGATCGGCGGTGGGGTATAGGGTTGGCTCCAGACGAATTGCGTCAACTCTTTATCGGCCTGGATCCGGTCCGGGCTGTCTTGTGGGATCTGTCGCCCCAGCCACTCCTCGGACCCGATGTCCGCCGGCCCTAAAAGCAGGTTGAAAAACGGGGTCACGTGAAACCACAGCCGCGACGACTGGGGCGGCGATCCCGTGACTCGTCCCGACCGGTCAACCGATTGCCCGTGGTGGGCCAGCTTCGCCGCCGCGACCACGTCCCGACGCTCGTCCTCAGTGATCACCGCTTCACACTTCGGGCACCGCCACGCCGCCAGGGACGCCGCCTCGAACTCACTCCGAGCATCCGCCCACCCGACCAGGTCCTCGCGTCCTGGCGCAACGTATCGCCCGCAATGGGGACACGGGGCGACGATCCTCGATCGGGTCGAATCGTGACGCAGCCGCCAGGGGAGCTCGTCCTCGATCGTCACCGTCCCCTCGATGTACGTCCGCCGCTCGGCCCTGGGGAATGATCGTTGCCGGCCGCGGAGCTGTCTTAGGGGATCGGCTTCCGTCGACGATGTCCCGGCGCTAGAAAATCGAGCCGCCTCAGTGATCGACAAACAACGGGCTGTAAACCCGGCCTTGCCAGCGTCGTCGGCGCCCGCGCTCATGATTTTCAAAATCGCACCGTTGGCCAACTGGACGCTGTCGCGAATCTTGCCCCCGCCCGACCCCGACCCACGTCTCGGCAGCAACCGACGCAACCCAGGCGACGCCATCATCACGGGCAGAATGTCCGCGTCCCACTTGTTCGACGCCATGTCCCCGAACGGCACGCCCAGGACAAAGTTTTCGGCCAGCTCACAAGTATGGAACAACAGCGGGGAAACGAACCCGAACAGCGTTTTGCCCATCTGGGTCACGGCTTGAAAAACCAGATCGCTCCACTGGGGATCGTCGACCGCATCGATCCACAAATTAAGGACCGGCTGGGTCTCGATCTTGAACCGCTCACCAGCAAACCGGCCCGAGGGGATAATCAACTCGTCGGTGATCCACTTTCGGAACGACCGCGGTGGACGGGACAGCCCGTTCAACAGCGCGATCCGGATCTCGTCGTCGACGGGTTTGGTGGTCACCACGTTAGTGTCCCGTCGGCGATCTCGGCCGCGATCTGTTCGTAGGCCTCGTTTAATTTCTCGGCCGCTTCGGTGCCGGTCTTACACCTGCGAAACTGCGTCCCCAGCGATCGCAACCTATTGGACAACCACCCCAGCCGATCGCGGATCTCGTCGCGGGGTATCAGCTTGCCCTGGTTCTCGTCGAGCTGGACCATAAGCAGCTCGTTTTGGCGGATCAACTTCCGGACCTCCTCGCGAAGTTTGGCCCGTTCCAGCTCGGCGAAATCGCCGTCGACGTCGTCGTCGATTGAGCCCCGCGGACGCAGCTCGGCCAGCAGGTCAAACACCCGCCGCATTACCGCGGCCAGGTCAACCGCACCCTCGCCCCATGGGATCCGGTGTTTAGCCGCCAGGTCATCGAGCTGGGCATGGCGACGGCCGGCCAATTGACCCAGGACGCCCTTTGGGAACTGCGTGAACAATCGCCGGCGGTCATCGTCGGCGATCCGTTTCTCCAACCACCGGACGTCGGCCAGCTTGCGCTCGGTATACTCGATCCCGTCGAGACGTTCGATCGACGCCTGGAGCGCCTTCCGGGCTCGGCGTCGTTCCGATTCGCTTAGACCCTCGGGGATCACTTCCCGCCCACAATTTGGTCGAGCTGTTCGATCGACAGATACCCCTGGTGGATGATCACCCGCGACCCGACGCGGATCTCGAAATGGGGTACCGGTCCCTCGGGGTCCTTTTTTTCGTCGATCGCCCAGGTCTCGACCAGCTTCGGTTTGACCTGGGCGACCCACTTGTCGCAATAAATACAACCCGGCCGACAAAACATGACGATGGTCCCACGCTTGGCCGCGGGTCGCTGTGGTTCAGGTGTCGGTGTGGCGTTGATCACGCCGGTCCCGTTGCACTCGCGACAGGTCGTCGAGACCCGACCGTCGCCGACCTTCCCAGTCCCGTTGCAATTGTCACACTTGCCGCCTGGCGTCGGTGTCGGTGATGGTGCCGGGGTGTCGGATTGTTCCAACCCGATCGCCCCCAGCAACGCCCACGCCCAACCAAGAGCCCGCCCTGTCGGTTGCTGCGCCGTCGCGATCGTCGGCGACATCAACAACAGCAATAACATTCCGATCGTTTTTCTGTTCGTAATCATGCCACAACGTCCCATCCTTTGAGCCAATCGATCTCCCGCAACTTAAACCCCTCGATCCCGGTCACCGCGTAGCTGTCACCCTGCGACAGCATCCGGTTGGCGGTCTCGGGGGTAACCCACCAGAAACACTTGGCGAGCTCGGGCCACACGTCCGCCGGGTCCGCGTTTTCGAGCCCTTCGGAGTTGCCCCAGGACTGCATACAGCCGAGGCCAGGCCGGTCCCATCGCACCGCGAAAAACGCCATACAGTGGTACCAGGTGCCCCGCGGTGACTTGAACCCGTTACGATCTCGCGCCCCGTTGAAGCCGACGTCCGAACAAACGGCCACCGGCCAACCCTGTTCGATCGACGCCGCGGCATCTTCGAACGTGGTGATCCGGGGACACTCGCTCGACGGAAACCGCTTGGCGACCTCGTCCAACTTGCCAGCGTCCCGCTCGCCACCGTTGCCAAAATTCCCCCATTCCTTGGCCCGTTGGCCGTTGTACTGGCGCAAATCGTGGTCGGTGTTGCCGGTCTCTTGGCTGTAATCTTGGCGAGCCAAAAAACCGTAGGTCGTCGCCGCCTTGGCCGCCGCCGCACCATAGGCGCCGTCCTGGTAACCGCCTCGACGCTTCCCGAGGGCCTCGACGCGCATCAGGCCATACAACGACTCGGTGGCCATCACGCCCGGCCAGGTAATCGGGCGGGCCTTGGTCACGATGTCGTGGGCGACGGACAGCGTCCCCGCGATCTCCCAGCCCCACGACACACAGTCCCCAATTTTCTGGGCCCCGCGTTTCCAACCCGGTTCCAGGACGCGAAGGGCATCGGTCAGCATCACCCGCCGTTTGGCGTCGCGCGAGGCCTTGCCCAGCGTCGCGCGGAGGTCCGACATCTGCCCCTTGGTCAAATCGCGGACCATGATCGACGGGTCGCGGATGATCTCCTCGACCCCCTCGGGATCGGGGACCCACCCGGTCGGCTTGTTGAGAATGTTCGTTCCCTCGCTCATCGGCTCACCTCGTCCAGCACGGTTGCCGCACCGGCGAACACGCGAGCCACCGCGGCCCGTCTCCCTGCCTCGTCGATCTTGTCACCAGGGCCACCGATCGCCGCAATGGCCGGCCCGATCGACGGTGCGATCACGTCCGCACCACTGACGGGCTGAGCCGGTGCCCGGACGACCAGGTCGCGGAGTTTCTCGACATCGCCCATCGTTTTGATCCGAGCCCCCGACGGCTTCGTCGCGTCCTGTTCGATCACACGCCCGATCCCAAGCAGCATCCCGGACCAGATCGCCGCGTCCGTTTTTCGCGTCGAAAATCCGTTGGTCAGCGCCGCCCGCAGTCCGGGGTCAACGTCCATCGGTGGCAACGGTGGCGGGCCTGGTGGTTGGGGTGGGGACGGTGGCGTTGGCGGTGTCGGTGGGGTCGGTGGTGGTGTCTCGCCAATCTTCACGACCAGCGTCGTCTCGTCGATCTTGGCCTCGCGATCCGCGACGATCACCTGGAATCGGTACTCCCCTGGCGTCCGCGTCGCGAACACGACCTGGCGTCCGAATTGAAACACCCGACCGGCCAGCCGCTCGTCGACTCGAAACCGAAACCCGTCACCGATCGACCCCTCAGCGTTGACGACCACCAGGTCGCCCGGGTCGGCCTCATCGGGACCGACCAGGACCGCCTTGACCTCGGCCCGTGCGGTCGTCGCGATCATCACCGCCACGACCGCGAACAATCTCAAAAACATGACGCTCCCCAATAGGCAAGAATAACCAGACAATCGACACAAAGGTCTGGCCACTGGAGGGCCGACTCTACGTCAACACCGAACGCGACCAGGGTCGCCGAGATCGCTCGCGACATCTGGCGGAAATGTTCGAGGATCATCCGAACAACTGGATCAACAGCGGCAGAATCGTGGCCAACACCTTGAGCAGCTCGGCCCACGGGACCGCGGCGAATGTCTGGCCCTCACCGTCCACGTCGATGTACCCGTCCTCGGCCAGCCTTGTCCGGACCCGCTCGGTAAGGATCCGCTTTTGCAATTTCCGGAACGGGCCGCGTCCCTCCATGACTCGGCGAACCTGGTCCCGCTTGGCCTTGGGGATCGTCTCGTCGTCACAACAGGCCATGATCAGCGAATCGAGCCGGTCCGACGTGAACCCCGAATCGCCCCACGTGGGCGCCTCGGTCGAGACGACAACGACGGGCTCGGTCGCACCCTGGGCAAACACTTGGCCGCCGCAAGCGACCAACAGCAAACACAACAGCAAACGCGACAACATGGTCGGACCTCGTGGGATGGTGGTCCCATCCCACGAACACGCAACGGCCCCGCGTGGGGCTGGTCGTCGATCGATTCGCCGGGATGGGCAACGATAACAGACCACAGCCCGAAACCAGGTCACGCCGTTGCCCGATCAAACGAAAGCACGATCAGCCGTCGGCACCAAACACCACGAGGCTTGTCTCACGGATCGCCCACTGCGTCGTGATCCGCAGCGGGTATTGGCCCGCGGTCCAGCGTCGCCCGACCACCTGGGCCGATTGCCTCGGCTCGATGTCGGTGTACGCGATCCGCCGCCCACCCACCGACACGGCCCGAAGGTGACCCGCGACAACACGACGCCAAACCGGCTCGACGTCCTCATCCTCAGCAAACACCAGCCGCCCCAGGATCGTCGAGCCGCTCCGTCGGTAATCTGTGACCGAGCCCAGCGTCTCCAGGCTGTAGGCAATGTGGCTGTCCAACAGTGGCGTCCAGGTCGGCATCTCCGCCCCGGTCGCCACCAGGACCTCTTGCATCGTGCGGCCGTTGGTCCAATCGTAGACGAGGACCGGGTTCTCGGTGGCGACGGTCGCGAGGATCGATCGCCCCGCCTCGTCAATCGTCCTCGAATCAACGTAGGCCGCCCGAGCGATCCAGTCCGCCGGTAGCCGTCGCTGGGGCTGGTGGATCCCGGTTTTTCGCGTGATGTCGTGGCTCACTTGGTGGCCCCTTGTTGCGTTGATGTTGCCGACCTGACTGTCGCCCCCGCTTGGGTCGTCCGGTCGTTGAACCCAAGGGTCGACAGGAACGCCTCGATCTGGGCGTCACTGAACCCAGACTCTCGGAGGATCCGCATCGTCCGGGCCCACGAGGCGATCACGTCGTCCTGGTTTTGGGCCCCCTGGTGACACGCCGCCTCAAACGTGAGCGTCCGGTTTTGTAAACCGATCCGTTCCGCCGCGCGTTCCTTGGCCGGGTCAACGTGGGGCGGCATCTGCCAGCCCCACACCAGGCGAGTGTCCGCCGGCATCGGCGGAAGATCGCCCGCCAGCTGAAGCTCGCGAGCAACATCCCGGACCATCCTGTTCAGGTTGCGACGAGCCAACCACGACCGCCAGCAACTTAACCCTTGGACGTAGACCTGGTGGTCGAATCGTGCCGACGCGTAGTTGTGTAGCGAGCTGTCGAGTCGGATCATCATGAGCGGGATCGACGCCGCCCGCCCAAACTCGACCATCCGCTCGCGTCGGTGTTCGCTGTAGTTCGCGGTTGGATGTCCTGGGGTCAAGGACATCGGTTGCCAACCGGGAGGAGCCGTTCGGTTAACTCGACGTTTGGTCGGGATCTCGATCGCCTCATCGCCCGCCCACTTTTCCCCGTCGGGGTTGCTATTGAAAAACCAAATGCCCGTATCGGCCGCGGCCCGAGCTGCGTCGAGGACCTGCGTATCGTAATCGCGGATGTCGGCGATCGCCGGCAACGCCGAGGCCAACAACGGGAACCCGCGAACCTGTCCAGGCTCGACGACGAAAAACCCGTGATGGATGTCTCTCGCGGCGATCTCGTCGAACTCGCCCGTCAATTGTTGCCACGGCCCGGTGTAATTCAGCCGCGAAATGTGGTACGCCAATGGCCGCCCGTTGCGGTTGCGTCGCACACCCAACGCGACGTCACTGTTCGACGCCAACGACGGCGGTGTCGCCAATCGGTCCGCGTGTAGTGGCAGGATCCGCATCTTGGCCGGGAACTCGCTTTCTTCCTCGGTCATGACTTGGCCAAGCAACTCACCGGTCGACCAGATCCCGCGAAACCACAGCCGGATTAAATCACACAAAGACATCGTCCCCGACGCCTCGGACATGTCGGCCCATTCCCGCCATCGGCTTTCGAGCCGAGACGCGTACCCATCATTCGACGAGAACACCTGGAGCGTTGGCCCATCGGGCCCGCTTAGGTCCTGACAGTGGGTCGTCACCATCCCATCCACGATGGGGTTGTTCGACAACTCCCACGCGGTCCGGGCCCGCAATCTCGGGAGGTCGATCGCCAGATCGTGGTTGATCGGTGCCCCGTGCGCGTGTTGCCAATGCGCCTCGTTCAACCTATCAGTGAACCCGGCCTCCCATCGCCGCAAGATCGCCCCATCGGGCAACGGCTGGGCCGGCTGTTCGGTGTTCGCGAGACTACGCTCGACGGGCTGGACCGGCCGACCCCAGCTCCCTGTCGATCGCTTCGCCGGCACCGACGCCAGACAATCGATCGACCACCCCAAATCAGTGGTCGCCATTGCTCGTTTCCCTCACGTACCGAACCTCGTGGGTCTGCATTCCGCCCCGCATGTTGGCCCGGCGCGAATACGCTTTTCGAGCTCGATCCAACGCCTCGCGATCCCACGAAAACCGCTCGTCCTCCAGCTCACTGTCTGGGATCAGCGCGATCAACAGGTGGGCCTGATCGATCAGACGCAACGCCTCGCCAGGGTTGCCGCCATCATCGGCCGCGATCGCTTGGTCGATCAGGTCGTTGGCGCGTTCTAATCTGCTTGCGATGTTTAGTGCCATGGTCCAAAGTGTGGACCGACACGAAAACGGGTCACACCGTTGCCCCTAGAGCCCGTCGCGCGGCTTCTCTCTCTCCCCATGGGAAACAACGTGCGCAAAAATTCCGCCCGATATTCGGGCGACGCCC